TTCATCCCAACGGTCAAAGATGGGGTTGAAGTGTTTAAGTGCTCCCTTTAGGTAATGAATATTCTGCATCTACTGTTTCTTCTTTCTCTAGTTGTATCACTTTTCCTGCAGGCAAAATGCCACCAGTTTCATGATAAAGTTGTTTCATACGTTCTAAAACTTCTTCTTTTGACATAACGTCTACTCTGTTCACGGTCAGTTCACTACGGTTAACATAAAGTCCTGCTGCTTTACCCCTAGCGACCTCTGCAGTAACTGCAGCAGACCACGCACCATTACGCATAGCTCCCTCTCTTATATCCTTTAAGTCTGTAAGATGAGTAGCTAAATCTAGCTCTACTTTTTTACTAGCCTTTTCTTGTAGAGCTTGTATCTTTTGCTGGACTAAAGGGTTCTGGTCACTAGCCAATACATACCCTGCTTTAACAGCATTCTTTTCACTGTACCCAGCAGCGATTGCTGCTTCCTTTTGCGACATGCCCTTTGCGACATTTTGTGCAAATTTTTCTTGTTTAGGTGTTAATTTTTGTTTCTTCATTCAAATGTTTAAAAGCTAATAGTAACTTAAGATTGTTTTCGCGTCTAGTCCTAAATGTTTCTTGAGTGTCACTGCTTTTACTAAGCAATAAAATCTCAAAAGGAATGGCATAAAAATGATCCCTGTAGTAGTCTTCAATGCTTTTGATAGTCATACTCATATTATAACTTAATTTGCTAAAACTATTTTCTTCTTCTCTAGATCAAAAATAGGTAGCTTTTTAAATACTTCAAAAGTGCAATCTAATATAGCCTCCACCACTAAAGCGTCATCTTCGCTGAGTGGTCCAATAATTTTTAACCGTATGTGAGGGTCGACTTTTTTACCCTGAGCATGTTCGTGAAGAATTAAAGGTAGTACAGGATATTTCAATCTACGAGGGTCGTAACCAAAGTTTTGCACAGTTTCTAAAAAGTGGTCGATGTTGATGGTTCTGTTGTACTTCTTTTCTATGGCTACTTCGTTGGCTGCCACTAAATCATCATAAGACATAACTCTAGGATCGCTATAGAAACTGTTTTCTAAATTCACTACTCAACTCTCCAAACTCTTAACATCTTTTTACCGTCTTCAGTTACGGTGCGTGTAGTTAAACGAACACGGTGTCTTTGATTATAAGCACTAGCAGCAGTGCGTAAACGTGTAACTTCTACTTCGTCTTCGTCGTAGGGAATAGCAAAACTTTGTCCAACTTCAAGTCTGTGGAAGCTCCACTTTTCTTTGTAGTTTGGTTTTGGTACTTCTATTCCGCTTTCTATTTCAGGTTGCATATTCTTCTCCTATAAGTATAGTATATATAATAAGTTAATTCCTATAAAGATAATAGGTATGATGTATAAAAATTTTAAGCCGTTTTAAGCGTTTGATCTTATAACCTAGTAGGTAGGTAGCCTTTTATAAATCAAAGCCTTATATAGCGTCACAGGGCTTCTAAGTAGCCTGATTACTATAAAAGGGTACTTTAAAAACCTTAATACACCTGTATTTTGAAGTTTTATTTATAACAGCTTTGATTACAGATCTAGCTATTTGATTGCGGTGTTCTTCAATCCACGCATAAAAATCATCTGCTTGCGATATAGGGTGGTTAGTATCTACCTTCACTAGAAGTCGTGCTGGTGTTCCTTTAACTTCCTTTGGGTTATGGTAAACCATTTCCCAAAGAAGTTCGTAGTTTTCGTCAGCCTTTTTTAACATAACCTAATTTAATATCATACTTGATATCGTTCAAATTTAATACACCTTTGTCTAAAACATCTTGTATATTTTTAATACCTTCGTATTGCTTCATACGTTCTTTATTCTTAGCTGACATAGGAACTTTATCGGTACGAGTAAGTTTTTGACTTGTATCGTAAGGGTCACGAGCTGTTACCACATTACAATAATTATTAGGTTTTGGTATTTCTACCTGTGTTCTATAACTTTTCTTCATATCTTCCTCGGTAAATGGTACTGCTTTTTTCATCAATACTTTATATAACGCAAACTGCCCACACTTAGGTGTGTCAAATTTCTTTTTCTTGCCTGTAAAAAATTCATACCACTTCTCAGCTTGGGGTATTCCTAAAGCAGGAGACATTTTCATGGGGTCACCCATGTAAATACCACCTTGTTTAATTTTATGCATGTCTGTCATAGCAAACTTCACAACCCGACTTGGAGAGTCGGGCTTGAAGTAAACGAAATATATATCGTATGCTGGGTGCATTATGCAGCCTCAGCGTACTCTATAGCTTTAACCATGGCACGGTTTTTAAGACTAGCTCTAGCACCGAACCAAGCGTTATGCATTGCTGCGTCACGGTCATGACCCCACTTATGGTCTACCACGTAGGTAACTGCATTGACAGCACCCCACCACGTACCTTTAGAACTCTTAAGGTTAGCTCCAGGTTGTTGCTCAAGAGCCTCGTAAACTTTATGAGGAGTACGTTGAAACTCTTCTAAGGTTCTAAGTTTAGACTCTGCTTGAGCTATGTCAATATTCTTACTGTTTTCTACCAGTATTTTTTCTTGTAGAGCAAGTTTAGGTTGTAGTAAATCAGCAATGTAACTTACAACTTTATTTTCGTTGTATTGCCTACTACTTAAAAACTCAGCACTTTGCTTGTACTCGTCAAGGCGTGTACTTGCTAAACCTAAAGCCTGTTCTGCAGAAACGATAAGGTCTTGGTCAAATACTTTAGTGTGGGGCATTTTAAATGCAGGTTGACTCCTGTCAGCTAAAGCCATAGACAAAGTATTATTACAAACCACACGGACTGGTGTAAACCTAATCTCGTTAGACTTACCCCACTCATGGGACACGGACACTAGTAAGTAGCCTTCAACTCTGTCGTCACCAGGCAAGGTAAAGCCGTCATTGATTTCAGCTAGACCCCATATTTGTCGACCACCACGTAAAGAACCAGCAGTGTGCATATTCATATCACCAGCGTCGGTAAACTTTTTAAAGAATGTAAAAGCATCCGAGTTTTGAGTAGGTATAAAACGCTTACCACACGGTCCAAGAATACTATTATCACTATCACGGACAAGCATATAGTGATCATCAGACATAATAAGATCGTCAGCTACTTCGCTGTCGGCATTATTATATGTGAATATATTACGCTTACTCACTGACCAATCTAGGTTAGCTTGTTTAAGCATCTCTTCAGGGGTTAGGTCGCCACCGACTTTAACACCTAGCCCATGCCAAGGTACTTCCCCAGCGTAAGCCATAGTCTCAATATTATGAGCCATATTATTTCTCCTATAAATGCCTAGTAGTTATTTACTAGGTACTTATAAGTTTACTTAGAACTACTAATGATTAAAGGATAATCTAGTAATTAGTTAGTTTTCTTTAACATCTCCCTCTTCTGTCGAGGTAGGTAATCTTTCCAGCAACGGACAACGATCAGTTTCTTTTCAACTTCACTGTAAGTGTTCCACTCACGTATCTCTGTAGCTGTTCTACCACACCCTTTACAAGTACGAGTTCCCCACTGCGTTACAGTACACTGTCCTATGCAAGGGGAGTCATGAAGAGAGGTTGTTTCATGCAGTAATCTTTGAGTCATCTTTACTCCGAATTAATCTAACATCATTCTGTCTAAGCCAGTCTCTAAGTCTTTGCTTACGTTCTATTTTACTAAGGTTAGTATCATTCAGTAAAGCATTATAGTAATCAGTATATACACGGTATCCTCTAAAGTAGTCTCCTGCTCCTAACTGATTAAACCTAACGATCTGCCAAACACGTTGCTTAGTGATTTTAAATTTAACACCTATTTCTTCAAGCGTCATATCTGTATTAAGAGTTAGCATAAATATCTCAAAGTACTTAGTTCTTTGTTTGTCTCTTTTACTAGCCATTAAAATACTCCTTATAATCTGATGTGGCTTCTCCCCAACTTACACCTACCTCTGCGTCTACTTTATTAGGCACAACTAAAGGTACACAGTCAGCCATAATCTGCATAATTTTTTCACAGGTTTCTTTAGAATCTACAGAGATATCAAGCTCGTCATGAACTTGAGTATGTGCTAAGATTCCTTCTTTATATAGCTCTACCATAGCTTTCTTAGTCATATCTGCTGCCGAGCCTTGTATTAATCTATTCATAGCTTTGTACGTGTAGGAACGTTTAATATCTTGACCGTACTTATCTAAAGCCTCGCTGTAAGGTAAAGGTGTAGAGCCATACTCATTACGAGGTTCGTATAAATTAAATCTACACTTACGCCCCAACACGGTAGTAATAAATCCACGGTTACTACCCAACCTAGCACATTGATCTCTTAAGCCTTTAATAAAAGGAACACGACTATGGAAAGTATCAAATAAAACTTCTGCTTCATCAGGAGATATATCGAGTTGTTTAATAAGTTTGTCTTTCCCCATCCCATAACTTAAACCTAGATTAATAATCTTAGCTTCTTTACGACTTATGTTAGCCATAT